TACAATGCCTTTGTAGGCGGTAAAATTCATAGAAAACATCTGAATCATTTAATAAAGAATGGAAATAAATTATGAGCAAGAAATTAGAAGATTATGTGAAAGTATTTGATAACATATTACCTGATAACATGTGTCGAATGCTTTGTGAAAAGTTTGATGAAAGTAAAGAGAAAGAAAGAATTTATCGTAGGAACGATACCTTCAACTTTCAAGAACTTAATTTACGTGACCTAGCACAAAATAATGTAAAGTGGAAAGAAACGGCTAGATCAATGACAGGATATATGCAAAAAGCTTTATCATTATATCGTGAAGAAACTGGTAATTGGGTACCCGATACTAAAAGATTCGAATCGCCTCGTCTTAAAAGATATGATCCCGATGTAGGTGTGTTTGATTGGCATTTAGATTCATCAGACGCAAAATCACAACATAGAATGCTAGTAATGTTTTGGTATTTAAATGATGTGGAAGAGGGTGGAGAAACTATCTTTGATTTTGGAGATAAAGAACCTTTTGCTGTTAAGCCTAAAAAAGGAAGTGTTTGTTGTTTTCCACCAAACTATCTATTCCCGCACCGTGGCAATCCGCCAAAAGGTGTATTTAAATATGTTGTATCTTCTTACGCATGTTATCAATAAAAAAGTCTTGACATTTCAGCTCAGTTTGATAATATATTATATATGAAAAGTTGTAAAAGCTGTGGTTGTATAGTAGAAGAAGAACGAGCAGAATTAGGATTACCTAATTGTTTAACATGTGCTAAAAGAATCGGCGCTGAAAAATATAAAGGTCGTATGGTCTATGAACATAAGACTGGTGGATATATTGAAGTGATGCCTAGAGAATCCTATGAGCACAATAAGAAATTTTTTAATAGAACTGGTAATAGAAGTGTGTTGAAACAAGTATGATATTAATAGATTATAGTGCAATATGTATGGCAGCCTTTTTTGCACGAGGCTCAGGAGCAGATGAGGGAATACTTCGTCATTTTATTTTAAACTCTATTCGAATGAATAATGTTAAGTATCGTGAAAAGTATGGACAGATGATTATTGCTTGCGACGACTATTCTTGGAGAAAAAATTACTACTCCAATTATAAAGCAAATCGAAAGAAAGGTCGTGAAAAAAGCGACATTGATTGGCCATCTGTATTTGAAATCTTTTCAACTATACGAGAAGAAATAGAAGAGCATATGCCATATAAAGTAATTAAAGTTAATAATGCAGAAGCAGATGATGTTATAGGTGCTCTTGTAAAGAACACACAAGAGTTTGGAAAAGATGAACCTGTAATGATTGTTTCATCAGATAAAGACTTTGTACAACTACACAAATATAAAAACGTGGATCAATACTCACCGCTAACTAAAAAGTTCATAGTACACGAAGACCCTATACAATATCTTTATGAACATATATTCAAAGGTGACTCTGGTGATGGTGTTCCAAACGTTCTTAGTGATGATGATACTTTTGTAGATGAAGATAAGCGCCAGTCGCCTCTCTCTAAAAAGAAAATTACTTTATGGTTAGAAAACCTAAATGATTTAGAATCTGTAATGAAAACAAATGAATATCGTAATTATCAAAGAAATAGAAAAATGATTGACCTTGACAAAATGCCAGAAGAAGTATATAATACAATCATAGAAAATTACGAGAGTCAACCAAAGAAAACAAATATGAAAATATTAAATTATTTAATTACACGTAGATGCAATCAATTAGTAGAGTGCACAGGAGATTTTAAAAATGGCTGAGTTTCTAATAATAATCGGAGCATCCGGTATTTGTTTCGCTTTTTATCTTGCACTGAAATGGCTATAGGAGAAAATTATGAATAAACCAAAAACTGAATTACTTCCACACGAAGTGTTTGAAGAACTAGACGGATTAAGAAATAAACAAGAACGAGTAGCTTTTATAAAGGCGAATAAAACTTATGCATTAAGTACTTTTTTACAACTTAATTTTAATGATAAAATTAAATTAGATTTACCTGAAGGTAAACCACCCTATGAAGCTGATAAGTGTCCACCCGGCTTACAATATGTTGCAACTAGAAATGCTGTTCGTCCATTAGGAGATTTAGTAGTTGGTTCTAAAATACCGGCAATGAAAAAAGAAACTACCTTTATGGCTATATTAGAAAATCTACACATGAAAGATGCAGAAATACTTTGGAGAGCAAAAGACGGAAAGATTACTGATATATATCCAAAGGTAACAAAAGCTCTAATCAAAGAAGCTTTACCAGAATTGATATGATTTTAGATACTGAAAACATAAAAATAGATGAAACAGGAATCGGAATATTTGACGGATTCTTTACTGCAGAAGAGTGCGACTTCTATGTGTGTTTTCACGATATGGCTGAGAAGTGTGGATTTACTTATCAACATCCGTCTGGTAATATTATTGCCGATGATTCACGTGCTGATATAACACCACCTAAGGGTATGTCTTATGATATGAATTATAATGTTGGAAACTTTCAAAATAAGTTTTTTAATGAAATACTTCCAATATATGATAAACATTGGCAATTAGAAAAATATCGCGGTATCCAAATGCACCAAGTAAAAGTTCAAAGAACAAGACCCGGTGAAGGTTATCATTCTTTTCATACTGAGAAGTCGCAAGGTAGAATGTATGCTAATCGTTTATTTGTAGCAATGATGTATTTAAATGATATTGAAGAAGGTGGAGAGACAGAATTTTTAAAACAAAAGGTAAGAATAAAACCAAAAATGGGAAGAGTTGTTATTTTTCCAGCAACTTATACTCATATACATAGAGGTAATCCACCATTAGATAAAGACAAATACATTATTACCGGTTGGGCTACCTGGGGTTGGGATTGGGGTGAAAAAACAGACGTATGAACATATTTGTAATAGATGAAAATCCAAGAAAAGCGGCTAGACAGCATTGTGATAAACATGTTGTTAAGATGATAGTAGAGTCGGGTCAAATGTTATCTACAGCTCATCGTATATTAGATGGCAAAGAAACTCGTAGACCATCTATATCGGGCAAAAGAATTGTTAAATATTGGGAATTAGATAACGAACAAGACGAAAACTTATTATATAAAGCTGTTCACATGTTGCATCCTTGTACTTTATGGACCATGGAGTCAGAAAAAAACTACAACTGGCACTGGGATTTATTTAATGCTCTATGTGATGAATACATCTATCGATACAAAAGAGTTCATAAAACAGATCAATTACTCAGAGGTAGACTCCTTCGTCCGCCTGAAAATATCCCGCAAGGACCAAGAACCCCTTTTAGATTAGCTATGTTCGAAGAATGTAAAGGACCAGACCCAATAGAAGCTTATCGAAAATATTATCATGCTAAACCATTCAAAATGAAGTGGACAAGACGTCCCACTCCAGGCTGGTATAAAACTACCTAAAATACTCTTTTCAAACAGCCCATATCTCTAAATAATTATATTAAGGGATAAATTATGGCTAAAAAGAAAAAGAAGGACAAGGCTAAAGACTTGTCCGTATCAGAAGCGCAAAAGGTAGTTGCTTATCTTGTACATAAAAAAGACAAAGAAGATGAGTTATTACGCGAAGCTGCTTATGTATTACTTCAAGAAACAAATCCCGAATTTGATTACGAAGTAGAACCATCTGATACAGCAGATATTAAAGGAGTAGATCAAGCAGCTTCTGTTGGTGCTAATGCTGCTGTTGCTACTACTGTCGCAACAACCACAGCAGCTACTACAGCCACTACTGCTGGAATATCTACCGTCGGAGCAGCTATTGCTCAATTACAATCTCTAGGAACAGCAGGTGTTATTGCAATGTCTTCCGCTGTTTATTTCCAAGGTAGTTCTGTGTATGATAATGTCGACACAATGGTAGATGAAATATCTCCAATGATAGAAGAACTTGTTGTTACAGGTACAATTACCCCTCCGCCTGAATCATCATTTTATGGTCAAGAAATACCAAAAACTAC